GCCTTCAGCAATTGATGCACTCGCGGTTTGATAAAAACCGCTATCCATACGGGTAGTAATATCATCTCTAGTAGTTATTTTTGGAAATGTATTTTTATCTACGTATCCTTTAGTAACCAAATGATTTGTAGCTGTTCCTTCGGCGTGAAGAGTGACTTTTTTCTTCTTTGAGTCGATGGTAAGAGCAACTACGGTATTATCTTGTGATCTAAAAGTGTGTTTATCTGCATCGTAATAAGCATAACCTGGGTGATTAGTATTATTAATACCGTATAATTCAATATCAGCACCACTTTTATTTTCTTTACCACCTAGAAGAATTAATCTACTAGCATCACTATTATTTCTTACTATACCTGTATTTGTAATAAGACCTCCAGTGGCTTGAATATCTCCAGTATTACCATGAACAATTGCTACTGTGTTTAAACCTTCTTTAAAATATATATTTTGAGATGCACCGTCAGACACCCCTAAGAAAAGGTGATTACCTTTTTGTAAGATCTCATTTGAATCAATCGCAATACCATTGGTAGAAGAACCAACTAATAACGCTGGATTAGTAAAATTAGTACCAGCAATTGTTGAGGATCCAGCACCGGTAATGTGTAATGGATTAGAAACTGTTGATTTAGAGCTACTAACTTGAAACTTTGTAGATGTTCCACTTCCAGGAGAAAAGTCAATATTTCCTCCAGCGTTATTAATCAAAAGAGCTCCATTTGCTCCAGTCTTACGTGTAATAGTAGATGAACCACTTACACTCGCTAATAAAGATAATGAAACATTTCCATTTGGAATTGAGTTTGATCCAAGTGTAAAAGTTTGACCATTCGCTGTTAGTTTACCAGAAACTATAACGTCTCCATTTGCATTCCATTGAGGACCAATATTTTCAATCTTTTCACTTGTTATTGAATCATCACGAATCTCAAATGTGCCAACAGAATTGTCAGACATATGTCTCAAAGCAATTGCATTATCTTGAATTTTATCGCCAGCAATAGGGTTGAGAGAAACATCAGCTGCATCGACATACTCTTTTGTTACGACTGCTCTATTACCTCCAGCATTTATTGCTGCATCATCTTGATCTGGAACCGTTACTATTCCTCTAATGTTTACACCTCCAGTATAATCATTAGCGTAATTAATAGTCAATCTATCTCCCACGTTATGAACAAGTGCTCTTCCAGAATGAACATTTGTTCCAGCACGAGTATCATTATATAGCCTAAAATCCGTACCTTTTGAAATAATATTTTCATTGACAAAAATATCACTATTAACATTTAAGTCAACTGGAATATTAACTTGTGTATTATCCCAATCTGGAGCTCCGCTCGATAATTTATTAGGAGTCAGAGTACCGTCTTTAATCTTCGCTTCTGTAATAGTTACATCAGCAATCTTATCATTTGATATTGCTCCATTTGAGATCTTTGTTCTTGTTACAGCATTGTTACTAATTTTATCATTAGTAATAGCATTAACACTAATAAGATTTGCAGTAATACCAGAATCTTTAATATTTAAACGCTTGTTTAAATCTGTGTCGTTAATTCTAAAGTGTGCAGTATTTACTTGACTTGTTCCGATCTTATCGCTATAATCAATTGTGTCAAATTGCTCTTCTATCTTCTTAAATGTATTAAGTTCAGGTTTAACACCATCTAATAAATTTGTAAAATCTGTAGCTACGTTTGCAAGAGTTGCAAAATCTGCTAATACTCCGCTATTATCATCACCAATATAACCTTTAATTTGAGTATCGTATAACGCTTCTCTATAGTCAATATGCTCATCTACAGATTTTGCAGTAGCGAGTTTAGCATCAGTAAGATTATTAGCAAGGGTTTGAGTAGAAGTAATATATCCAGCTGGATCGATGTGGCTAAATGCTACATCATTATTTTGAATAGCATACTTATCAATAGTTATACTTTGAACATTATTATCTTCTTGCGTATACTCTAATGTAAAAGAGCTATTATTACTTAAGACTGTTGCTCCGTCTGTGACAGCAAGGCTCGTTACTTTTTCATATCCTTGTCCGCTTTGAAATAGTTGATCAAGGTTAATCTTATATGTCTGATATGCTCCAACGGTGCCATCGATTATCGGGAAAAACTCTTCCCCATTAATATCTGCCTGAAGTCTCTCGTCTAACGCTGAAATTTTAGTACTCATTAATTCTATTTATATAGTTTTTAGTTACTTACCACTACTACTGCATCTGTTTCGTGTGTTTTATCGATAATTGGGCTATCGTATTGACCAACGATAGTATATATTGTTCCATCTCTAAATAATATATCAGCTTCAGGAATAGACGGAAGAGATAAATCTGGTGATACACTTGTATTTATAGCACCTCTCCATCCAACTAATACACTATTTCCTCCATTTAATGTACCAACAATTAATCCTTCAATTGTAATATTGTCGCCATTATTATCGACAACATCTTGATAAACAACGTTTCCATGAACTAATTGCGGACCAGTATATGATTCAATATTAAGTTGAATTGGTGCTGATATATCATTATCGTTTGTTGGATTATTCCACCATGAAGAGAATAGATCGTCAATACGTAAACCTTCGTCAATACCATCAATGAATGGAGAAGAATCTCTTTCAAGAAATATTCCTTCGTCATCTTCAGTAAAGAGCTGATTACGCTTTTCAATGATTGCGCCAACATTCATAAAGATATCACTATTATCAAGTGCCTCTTTAATTGTTGTATTAAGATACGAACTAATATCATTAACTTCTTTGAACTTTAAATTTTGCTCATAATCTCTCTTAGTAAATTCTTTTTGTGGGACCAATGAAGGTATAACATACTTGAATGTAGTAAGAACTGCTCGCATAAACATCTCTGAATTAATATCAATGCTTGAACGATCTTGTTGTAAATACGCCGCAGACTGTGCTTCAGTGCCATAAACATCTATGACTTCAGTTTTTGTCTTAATAGGTTCTGCCGCGATTGTTGCTGTTGTGGGTGGGCTATTTTCAGTGTAAATATCTCCATCTTCAAATCCGCTACTAGTACCAACTAATTTAATTATTCCAGTAAATTCGTTACCATCTGGTCCGATATTTGTTATAACACCTTGACGAGGTGGAGAACCAACATCTTGATAGACCACGTCACCAATTTTTAACTCGGGACCATTGAGAGATAGTACTCTAATTTCAAAATCTTCTGCAGGATTTCCATCAGAATAGCTATATGTGTATTTCGATGCTAAATTATTTCCAGGAACAGAACGTGCAAGTTTTGTCCATAGGCCAGCTTCAAAGATAAATTCGCGAACTCTAATATCTCCTTGTAACCAACCTGGTTGGAATATAGGCATATGATAACCACCTGCAGTAGTCGGTGCAGTAAGAGATTCAAGCCATCTCATATCTTCTAATGGCTGAGTAGTTCTAAATGGAGAAAGAAATTTATCTTCTACTTTAAGTATACTTTCATTTTTTCTTGTTTCTGAATCAAATAATACATACTTTGGACCAAACCAGTGGTTGTCTCTTATAACAAGAAGAATAACACTCGCAAAGAATTTGAGACCAGCCGGATGAACTAAATTTAAGAACAGCTGTTCCCAACTATCTACACGAATTCCACTTCGAATATTATATGAGAACTTTTGCCAAAACACACTATCTTGAATACGATTAACTGATGATGCTCTTCCCTTTTTATCAAAATATTCTCCAAGATATTCTAATGTGTATCGATGAATTATAGGTGAATTATCTAATATATTATCTATTCTTCCATCGCCCCAATATATTTGATTAGATTCAACACTTGTATCATTATAATTAACTGTTACTCTAATCGCGGTATTAACTTCACCTACACCTATTTGTGGTTCGTCAAAGAATAAAAATGAATTAAAGCTGTGACCATCTAAATCAGAAAGCACAAATCTTTCTTTAGCTGTAGGCATAGAAGTAAGTTTAGTAGAACCTACAACAGTTCCTTTGAGTTGTTCAAATACTACCTTATAAAACTTTTTAACATTATTTCTTAGATATTCTACAACTTGATCCTTTGAATAATTTGTTATAGCACCAGTATAATATTGAGAATGACTAATATCTCCATTGTAATATCCGTTAATATTTTTACCAAGAATAAAGTTTGATTTAGGAGCAAGGATTAAGTGACGAATCGTATTTCCTTCTATTATTCTTTCGAAATCAGTACCATTATACGATATATCGACATATCCGTTATATCTATCAGCTTTACCTCTTATCATAATTATATTAAACTCATTTAATACAACTGTTTGAGATGAATAAACGGCTAAAGAAGGCGCCGTTGATATAACAAAGTCACTATTAATTTGATCAGCCTGCTTGTAATATCCGATAGGATTACTATTAATATCAAATGTGTATTTTGTAATAGGCTTTTCTACAGCTGTAGAAAACATAATGTGCGGATACGAAAGTACTGCATTATATGATGGAGCCTTATTTACAATTTTTAAAACTGCGGTATTATCTAATCTTCCGGCATATGAAGTTACGGGTGAGAAACCTTCATCTGGTCGAATAAATGGAATAGAACGAATAACGTCTTTTGATAATTTTTTCCAAATATCATATTTAACTGTAGTATTATTTTCAGCTGTTAATGCTGTTGAATCTGGCCCGTTTAATATTTTATTAACACTATTTGGTTCAAGCGATATCGCAAATGTATCATTATCATTATCAACTACAATATCTACTCCATAATTTAGACCAACTTTAAAATCATCTGAGTCAAATTGTTCGAATTGTACTGATGGATTAAATGTTCTATCTACTTTCCATGTATTGTGAGAAGTTAAATATTGACTCTTAATATAATATAATACAGAAGCAGAGTTATGTTCTTTTTTATTATAAGATAGAGAATATTTGTATTGTTCTACAAATTGTTGAGCATTATTTAATCCGCCATTTGCTAATAGTAAATCATCGCCAAAGAATTTGTATGAATACAATCTTGATCCATTATGAGTAATATAGTTTACTGTGCTATTTGTTACAGAAGTAAATGGGTTATAGTAATTCTTCCATTCGCTTTCTGATAACTTTTCCCAAATATTAATTCCGTATGCACTCGCTTTAATGATAATCGTTCCAGTTTCGCTTACTTCAAATCTTCCTCCATCGAGCAGAGAATTAATACCAGTCGTTGTTGTCTGAGTATAATCACTCGATAATGTTCTTTCAATTCTTTCAAATTCGATATGAGTAAGATCCTTATCATAGAAAGAAATATGTGAAAATGCTATATCTCTATAAAGATTAATTTGCGAATTTGAATCAATAGCATGAACTGGACTTCGTTGATCTACATCACTATCATCGATTAATACATCTACTGACTTCGATCTTTTAAATCCATTCAAAGAATATCGTAAACCGGTAATTACCTTTTCTGGATTTACATCTAACTCTCCGATCGTGAATTCAATCACTAGATTATTCCACTCGTTAATTTTTATTTCATCATCAAAATATTCATCACTAAACAATTCTCGAGGATTATCATCGAGGATAACGTTGGTATCTATCTTATCTAAAAATATAGGATAGTCAACCTTTCCAGATTCTTGCGAAACAACCTGAAGCGTTTTCTTATTTGTTAATGGATTATTTAAAATACGTAAAGTTACATTACCTATTTTTATTACGTTAGTAATATTATTAGATAAATCCTTTGCATTAAAACGAATAGCTAAACTAAATTTGGAATCAAGATCAAATCCAAGTCCAGCACCAACTGTATTAGTAGTAGTAGTATCAAAAATGACTCCTCGATCTAAAGTTACGTTATCAGATAAATTATCTGAAACGAGTCTAACAGCTTTATCTGTTGATTTCCATTCGCCTATTGTGAATTCTTTATTAAGATTAAATTCTAAATCAGGCGCAACTGTTGGAGTGTTTACAGGTGGTAGACTTATATATTGATCGCTTGACCAATAACCATCATTACCAATACTGTATGTGTGAATAACTTGAGCGATATCGACATCATTAAAGGTGTGTGTTCCAACTACTATTTGAGCATTATTAAATTTAATATGCGCAAAATCAGCAGCACCTAAATGTGTAGATGGAAGATTTAATTCTACAGTTTGATAATATTCGTAGCGATGATATTCATCATGTTTTAATATAACAAGCCGAGATGTACTGTTAACCGGTTTATCTAAAAGAATAAGATACGCACCATCAACAGCATAATCTAAAATATCCCACAATCTCTCGCCGTCATATTCAGTAGTATCGCCTATAGTGATATCTTGCCACGGTATATATCCACCATTATGTTTATAATGTATAGACATATAACCTCTGTTGTGCAAAGTAAAGAGATGATCAATATCTTTTTTGATACACTCACAATGTGGTAAAGTAGGAAGGCTTAAATCTCCATGTTTACTTCCCTTATACCATTTTACACCAATATCATAAGGATTAACCGCGGTGATATCTTCATACCAATCAGTGTAATACAGCACTTTATTAGCAATCTTTATTGCCCATCTACTCGTTGTATCAGATGGATTTTTTTCTGCAAGTAAGAATGACTCTATATTAGCATCAATAGCAACTTGGTATGCCTTTACTTGACCTCTGTTTGCACCCAATTGGTCATTTCCAGGGGCACCAACTACGACACGTGTACCGGTGCCATTTAAACTAACGCTTGAACCAGCATTTCCAGTATCGCTATATCCGTTAATATCTGAACCAACTTTTTTCCAAGAATTATTTGTATAATGATATACTCTTACTTGACCAGCATCATTACCTTCTTCGTCATTCTTTGGTTCACCAATTGCAATAACAGTTCCATTAGTATTAAGAGAAACACTTGAACCACTCGCACCTCCGATTTGCTCGCCTTCAATCGTATTTCCTACTTTAACCCAATTATTTGTGCTATCTAATTTGTAAATCTCAGTCTCTCCCTTGAAGGTCGTGTCAATTCCATCTCCAAGAATTCCTATAGCAACTGTTTTACCATCGTTGCTCAAACTTATTGGTACGACAGACTTATCAGCAGAAGCGGTAAATGTTAGATCTCTTCCAACTTGATTCCATGTAGTAGTGTTTTCTTTATTGTAATATGCTCTTACACACATTACAATATTTCCAAAGTCATTCACCTTATGTGTTCCAACAACTAACGTGCGACCATCATCACTTAATCTAACAGTATTTCCACTTAAAGGATCATTATTTGTTTCGGAAATATCATTACCAACTTGTAACCAACTTGATCCATTCCATTCATAAACAGCAGTTTCATTTGATTGTCTATCAGGTCTTCTAAAGCCAATAATCTTTCCGCTATCTTCTAAGAGTAAGCCTCCACCAGATTGTAAACCAAGATCAAAGTCTTTATTTGGAAATGCACCTGAGCCAAAAGCTAAGCGATCACCCGCTCCGTTTAAGCTAACGCTCGTTCCCAACTTACTATCATCTGTTGATCCAGTAATTGCAGTGCCTCTTTGTACCCAATTAGATCCGCTTAACTCATAGACCTTTACTTCTCCAATTAGGCTATCACCCGATTTATTTTGTGGAGCACCGATCGCTAAAACTGTACCGTCAGCATTTAAACTAATATCACTTCCCAATAAATCGTCTGAACTATCGCCCTCAATATCGTTACCAACCTGCGACCAAATCTCTGGAGAACCAACTAATTGATAGACTCTTACGTGACCAGAATTATTTCCATTGCCATCATTTTTAGATGCGCCAACCGCAAGTGTTAAACCATCTTCGCTTAATGCTGTTACACCGCTAAAATCACCAATGCCTTCACCGTATATTGCTTGACCGATCTGTAGATTATTCGGACCATCAAACGTTGTGCCAGTAAATTGATAAAATCTTAAGTCATCTTGCGTAAATGTTTTTAAAACTGGGTCATCGGTATGAATATAAACAAATTCTCCATTGAAGTCGATAACTGTTTTTTCCCATTTACCATTAAACTTTTTATCAAACGGGGACAAAAACGACCTCATATGCTCGTATCTATCACCTATTAGTGCATCTAAACCAATGCTTGTTTCATCAATAAAGTTGTAAAAATTAAATGATTCGCCATCAGAATTAAGCTCAATTCGTGGCTCATTTGTGTCAATAAATGATCTACCAATTTTTTGTGTAGTTTTATTAAAGAATAACTCGTGTGAATGAAGCTGCTGATAATTATTCGATAAAGAAAATAATGGTTGAATCTCGGTATTTTCTTTATTGAATCTTGGTAAAGTACGAATAACAAATGTGTGTTCTTCAGTATCAAGAGGAATATCTTTATTATCTCCTATATTTCCAAATTCAATAAAGGCATTTTTTCCATCAACCTTTACTAATTCTTCAAATTCGTTGAATGCAGCACCATCATGAAAATAACCTCGTACTACATTGTCTAATAATGTGGAATCCCAGGTTTCATTAATTGGATTTAAGTTTTTCTTTGAATTAAGATCAAATACTAAAGATCCAATATTGGGTGGGGTGTCATAAAGAACTACTTCTTCAGCATTAACAATTGTGCCGGTTCCTAATACTTGATCAGAATCATTTTTTACTTGAAACGGGGTATAATTATATTCTACATCTAAATCTTCAAATGCTATAGAAGCAGTAATACTACGTGTAAATGTATCATTTGCAGGTTTCCAATCTCCTGAAGAAAGCTCAAATAGTTTTTCCTTTGGATAAGATACTTCTATAATTTCATCAAAGAATAAACGAAAAAACGTTGTAATACTTTCTTCTGATCCCTTTAGAGTATAATACTGAACAATCTTTTTATACAGCGATGTTCTATCCATCACTGAAGAATCTGGAATATTTTTAGCAATTTCTCCTTGAATACCGTCTAAATATTTGAGAGACACTTTATCGATATCGTGTTCATCAATAATTCTATTCGTCTCATATGTAGGAAGACCTTCTTTATTAAGGTAATCATAATACTCCTTAATTAAATTAATAAAGGTCTCTGAACTTTGTCTTAATTGTCCAGGAATAAGTTCTTCAACACGAAGAGCCTCGGTATTATGTGGTACAGTAGCTTGTGGAGCAGCGGATGCTATAGAAATATGAGACATATTTTATGTATTATCAGGTCTGTGTCTTAAAAATGGCGTATAGTCTTTAACTCCAGACGAACCAGATACTGCTATTGTATCAACTTCTGGAGTAATTTGTGTTCTTCCGATATCAATTGTAAGAAGTTTATTTCTTTTTGACACAATATCATTTGATGCTGGAGAAACATATATATTTATAGTCTCGGTTTTATTCAGCGGGATACTGTTAATCGATACTACTCCAGTATTAGTATTAATAGTTCCGACATTCTTAAATAATATTCTTTTAAGCCCGTCTGCGCCAATAGTATAAGCATATATTCTTCTTTCAAAATCGGAATCTGTTATCGGTTGATCTTCTAATTGAAGAGATACACCGTTATATAACCAAGAATCTGAACGTATTACTGATTCTTCTTGATTGGCATCAGCATATAGTTCCATTTGAAAATCAATCGGTGTTGATGTAAGTTTACCATATTCAAGTACTACTGTTTTATACACAAAAACTCTAACAAATGAATTAATAATTGCAACGTCTAAATCATCAATTAGAGAAAGGAGATGTGAATAACGAAATACTCCATCAAACCGTTGCAAATTATTTAAATTAAAGTCTGCTAAAAGAGATTCTATTTTTGAAGAAAGTTGACCTGCTGACAACGATGACCGATTTGAATCATACTTAAATAAAACATCTAAATAAATGTATGTAAAATCTGGATCAACAAGAACAGGCTCAATACCAATTACTCTCTTTGATTCGAGTTCTTTAAGAAGATATGTCTTATCTAATTCAGTAAGGGTCGGCGCATCAAATGGCTTGATAGATACATAGACTTTACCATATTGTGGTGGATCGTTATCTTCTCCTCCCCATACAGATACTGTTTCAATATTATTTAAAATTTGATTAACGAGTGTTTTATAGTCAGTAGATGTAACAGCTCTGTTTTGAGCTATAAATGATAGAGGAGCATTCTGTCTAATACTTTCGATATCTTCCCTTTCACTACCGTTTGTAGCTCCAGATAAAACTGTAATAGTTGGTGATACTGTACCTGGACTTGTCCACGTAAACACATTAGCACCATTTCCGGCATCTCCTCGAGTACTTAAGTATTTAATTTTAATTACATTAAGAGACGCTGGCTTTTTACCAAAAATATTATCACCAAATTGAATCTCATAGTTTCCATCATAATTCTCATTAATAAAATAAGCAGCAGTCGATGGACCTACATTAGAAAGACTTTCGAATAATGAATACGTTTCAACTGATGTAGAATATGCATTATCGAATACATCGACGCTCATATGATCTAAATCGATATTATTATCTTCAATAATGTATTTTTGTTCAATGTTACCAGATTCAACAACAAAAGAAATTTCTTTCATTCTCCCTTGATATACTACAACCTCGTCAAATACGTATTGAGCATTAGCTTCATCGAGTTTTGATATATAATCATCAAGGGTAATATATGAATATGTCACACCGTCAATCGATGATGTAAGAGTTTGACCTTTAAAAAGTGTGTAAGTAGAAAGATTACGATTAACTGATGAAGGAAATGTCAAAGAGATTTTAGCCATTGCAGCTGACTTACTTCGCGGTGTATAGCCAAGTAATTTAGCTCGTGAAACAACATTTGATCTAATTTGCGCTGAATCAATAAACGATTCATTCATTGCATTATGTGCAACAACAGCATTATAATGTGTATTATATGCTAAAATATCTAAAAGGTGATTAAGACCAGATCCCTCAAAATCCCAATCGGCATATTCTCCATTTGGATTATTTCTAAAATAATCTTTAAGGTTTTCTTTGATTTGATCAAAGTCTAATTCTGTAACATTTAGTTGCTTCATTATCGTAATCGTTGTAAATAAAAATTAATCTCTTCTCTTTTTGGCGAGAAAATAACGTTAAAACCAATCGTTACTTCATAAGAGTTTCTTTCGGAATTGTCTATTACCTCAACAGTGTGGCCATTTGTTCTTGGCTCGTATTTTTTTAATACATACAATATTTCTTCTTTAATCGCCATTGAAGTAAAGTTATCAGCTGGCTCAAATAGTAACGCTGTTACATTTGAACCAATTTCTGGATGAAATGGTCTTTCATTGAAGTTAGTTAAAACTAAGTTTTTAACTGCATGTTTAACAGCGTCTAAATCTTTAACAGCAGAAATATCTTTTTTTGCTGGATGCACAGCTGTAAAGAACATAGGGAAATCCCTATATAGGTTTTGCATCGATACTTTATTCGGTGCTGGATTTATATCTGATAACGCCCTTGACATATAATCTATTTATACTAATTGAGGAAGATGTTCGGTGCAGTAGTTTTTTGATTGTCACCGTATTTTTCAGTACAAGATCCACCTGTTTCTTGATATAGTGTTAAACCAATAAATTCTGTAGCAGCTTTAGCAATATCAATGTTCTGGTTACCATCAATATCAATAGTCTGGTCGAGCTGCACTTTATGGACATGTTCTCCTCCGATATGCTCATACTTATTACCGGTAACCTGAATATTCCAGTCACCTATAATTTTAGTATTACATCCTCCATCAATTGTAAGATTGCAGCCACCTTCAATATAAACATTCTCTCCTTTCGCAACAATTTTATAATTGCTGCCAACGATTACTTCTGTTTTATCACCGATTGGTGTAACTTCAGTGTATGTTCCAGTACGGTGAATAGTAGATATTCTTTCCTTTCCAGGAGTTACATCATACTCAACAATGTGACCAGCTTCATTTGCATCGTCTGCTCGTTCATAAGCAGTCACATGATTCTGTGGATATGTGGGAGTCATTACATCATCAATAGCTGGAAATGCCCACTCTGCAGCAGGTAAAGTTCCTTCTTTTTCAGGCGCTCTTTCCTTTTCAGCTACAGTTATTTTTGGGTCATATAACTCTCTTAATGATTTTTTTTCTGTATAACTAAATCCTTGTTTATATTTTTCTTCTTTGACCTGTGCAGATCTTGGAGTATCAGGCATATTAAGATGTAATCCTAAATCTTCGCCCTTTTCCTTTTTATTATCAGGATCCTTTTTGACAAGTTTTCCAGGAAATTCAGGATTTTTCTTATTACTTGGGTATCTCTCGCTTGGATCAGAAAAACCTTTGCTATAATCTTCTGGCCGGGACGTTATAGATGGAATAGATCCCATAATAACCGGATCTTGTGCATTAATACCATCTCGAAAGAATCCAATAACCCACGTTCCTTGTAATAGGCCTGTTGCAGATTGACCTATACCTGATATAGATGCTGACGTGACAGGCAACATTGTCATTGCCCATGGCAGATCTTCAGTAGGAATGCCCTTATCCTTGGATTTATCATCATTGTGATAACCAAAGCACCTTACGCGGTACCTTCCCATTTCCATTGGATCATTAATATCTTCAATGACTCCAGTGAACCATAAAAATCCGCCTCCATTATTAATAAAATTTTCTGGGTTCATGATTTATTTATAAGTCAATATTAAATGAGTCTTTCTTTACTCGGATTTCAGAAAAGTATTCTCCGTCTTCAAATAAGTGGTTTACTGAAGTGATTAGGTGTCTTCCAGATAGGTGTTTATCCCATAAATCCCGTTGAGATTTTGGTTTATTTTTCATATTAGCTAATAATTTTTTCATTACTGCTGGATCAACCGCTTTTGGAAACTTCAAATTAATCACTGTACCAGGATTTAAATCGAAATCGCCAAAAAGTTTTATATCGTGAGAAGCAGTTTCAAGCGCTTCTTCAATCGCTCTTGTTTTACCATTCGTTTTTTCTTTTAGCTTATTATAGCTATCATCTTCTACTCCAAAGGCAAGATTATTAACTGATGTGTGCTCAAGGTGTGACTTAGGCATCAGATTAAGCGAGTCAGTATGCAATGATAACGGAGTTTTCTTATTAAGCGTTAAACTTTGATCGAAATCATTCGCATAATTATAGTCATATTTAGTATACGTCTTATATGAATAGTCTAAATAATTATTTTCTGATGCCCATCCTCCGTTTACTCCTTGATAAACCTTACCAAGTTTTAAATTCGAAGCAACATCAAGAATACGAGAGACTCTCTGATCATAATCTTCTTCTTCGTATGGAGTAAAATTAAATTGCCTTTCATCAAAATATGTATGGTACTCTTTTGCTGTTATCAAATTATGCAATGAAGACAAGCGAATCTTATTATCTATAGAGTGGTAGAAAAAGAATGGAGAGAATGCTTCATCATATGTCTTTCTTCTTAACCATTCAATTGCTTCAAGCGGAGTCTGCCAACGAATAATTCCTTTCATTCGAGATATGACAGTGCCGTTAACTTCGAAGTCAGTGAACCCAAGATCCTCAGTAATAATTTTTTTTATTTCTTGATCAGTAGAATTTGTAAAAGATCGTGATATTTTAGAAAGGCGTGAGTAATATGCATGATCTGAAACACACGCTATTGTATAAACATTTGTGTGTTCTTCTTCAGCACTTGCATAAAGAGGATACTCAGTAACAATAAAATTTAGATCAATCTTTTTCCCCTTTACTTTACCATTACTATTTGGCTTAGTTGACACAACAATTCGAATCTTTTCTTGACCAATAAGTGGTGTACTTTCAAAAAAGTTTGCTGTATCTTTTATACCAATTTGAGCAAGAATATTCGGAGAATAAAGAGATTCTGTTATATTGAGCTTAACTGTAATATTTTCGATATTATATTTTTTACCATCATGAGTAGTTAATACAATCTTATCAATATTATATGCTCCTGGAGTTAATGATACACGTGCCCCAAAATTTGTCCTTTGATTAGCCATTTATTTTTCTAATTTCTCTTGGTATGTCTCAACAAATTCGTCGATATGCTCAGGTCGTATAATACGAATCTTTCTCGCTTCGAAACTTTTTTCTTCAAGATCTTCCTTAATCGAGACAAATTTGGCTTGCTCAGCAAAATATGATTCGACAAAGCTTGGCACAAATCTTCTTTGACGACTAATTGAGTTATACTCTTCTATTTCGCTTTGTTCAAAACCATCTAATCGTGTTGTAGGTATATTTGTATCAACATCACCTCTAAAATAATTGTTTTCTAATACAACATCTCTTTGACTAAATACCTTTGAGTATGCATCAAGCGCGGTTGATCTTTCATCTTCGTATTCGTTATCAAGGAAATACGATGGTGCATTATAAGAACTTTCAAAAAAGCGATGGGAAACAAATTGAATTTTTTGAAAATAGTTTTTTAAGAAATAGTCGTAGTATGCATCGCTCTCTAGAGCAAGACCTTGCTTATTTTCAATATCACGTAAAAACGAGTAATAAACAATAGTTTGATTTAATCTTACCCACTCAAAGGCTTCTTTTGCCCAAGCAGTTCTTTCATCCTCAAATTGTTTATATTGCTGACCGTCCTCATATGGGTTATCAATATATTCTATATTCCAAGATATATTATTAGCAAATTTTCCTTTATCATTAATATCATATACCCAAAGTTGATACCTTTGATCATCAAATTTTAATATATCTGCTTCAATTTTTTTTCCGTTAAACTCGTCTTTGGTTCTTATTTTAACATTTCCAGTACTTAAATCCAGTCCGCCGAAATAATTTACCATTTCAAAACTATTTTCGTATTTACGAGCAACTGGATATTGTCGAGGAATAAAAACAAGAACAGAATATTTTGAATAATCTTGCTCGAGCATTAATTCGAACTGACGGTACGATTTTGGCCAAGTATTTAATCCTTGTTTAAGGCTTTCATTTAGAACAAAGAACGTCCAATAATAATCAGGCGATCCATATAACCGATTAGATACAACATCAGGACGTTCTCCTTCTTTTATCTCATACCATGTATATGTTGTTATATTATCAATAAACTTTTCATTAACATCAACGTGGCGAAATATATCAGTAATTTCAGTTTTAATACCATTAGCGTTAATATCATACTGTATCTTAGGGAACTGTGTAAAGAATGACATAATTATCTATTTAGTGGGTGCGGGATCTGGTTGTTCAATCGATGTTACTGTAAGAGGTCGACCAGATTCGCTAATACCTCTATTTCCAAGTTGATCATTAAGCATTTGATCAATATCGTGTCTATTTAAAGCGCGTGTTTCTTGGAATTCAACTCCGATATCTACTTCAAGAGGAGCATTATCACTAAAATATACATTGCCAGTAGAATTAAAACTTGTGTCAATAGCTTTACAATACGAAGAATATATACGAGGAATATAAGGATTTTCCGTACCAGTATCCATATTCATAAATTTAATTGTCCATACTGGAGGATATTCAAGTGTGATCGTATTATTTTCTCCTCCGCGAGAAGCATAAATGAATCGCCTAAACTTTGTTTGTATTTCTCGAATAAGATTGGATTCAGAAGCAGAACGAGCAACTAATTTAAAATCGAATGAAAAACTTCTTATTCCGTTACTAGTAAATGTAGTATTAGTATTTGGATTATTAATTTGTTGAGTAGCAAGTGATACTGAATCTGAATATTTCTCTGGTAGAAGTTTTGAACCTAAAGATTTTGCTTGCTCTTTATTTAAAGTAGATATTTGGCTTAGAATATTACCAACACCACTTCTACCAGATACCGTATCAACTGCTCCTGCCGCTAAACCAAGATCTGCTGTTCCATAATCACCTGAATCTCCAAATGTTAAGTTAGCTGGAGCAGGAAACCAGATAGCGTGTCGATGCACTTGACCAGATAATTTTCTTTCATGCGCAACGAATTGAATACACGGACGTGATGTATCTCCTCTCATTTCTGGAGGATAAATAAGAGGAGCGACTTCAATAACGTTTGGTTCTGAAGATTGTGAACCAGATTGTACAGCCTCTTTGTCTCTCCCCAGTTGATTCTCG